CCTGGATGACTGAATACCGGCATCCCCCAAGATCCCAATCGCGGCGGATGCTGTTTCTATGCTTTGTCCAAATCCGTGAGCGATAGGAGCCGCGTATGACATAGCTTCTCCTAACTGTTCAAGAGAGGTATTAGAAGAGGTGAACGTCTTGGTTAATATATCCCCAACTTCTCCGGTCTTGGATGCATCTTTTTCAAACCCCTTCATGATATTGGAAACAATATCGGCGGCCCTACCAAGTTCCATTGCCCCGGCAGCTGCCAAATCCAATGTTGCCGGGAGGGCTGACATTATTTCATCCACTTTAAAACCGGCCATCGCCAGGAATCCCATTCCCTCCGAAGCTTCTTTAGCAGTAAATTTAGTCGATGCCCCTAACTCCCTGGCTAACACAGACAACTGCTGGAATTGCTCTCCTGTAGCCCCAGTGACGGCCCTGACTTTATTCATCCCTTTTTCAAAATCGGCGAATGTCTTTATTGCCGTTCCCCCTATTATTGCTAATGGTAGACTAACATACATGGACATCTGCCGTCCGAATTGTTTCAAATTCTGACCCTGACTCCTCATGTGGGAAACCGCTCGATCAAAATCAGCTGTATTCGCTCTGAAATATGTTACCAGTTCTCCAAGCTTCATCGTTTCTTATTTTTATCCGGCAATTCTTTTGCCAATTTCCTACTGCCTTTTTTTCTCTTCAAATTCCCGCTTTTATAAGACTTCACAATGGATTTCATCATCTTCTTCATCTCTTCTGCTGACTGGAATCGACGTTTAGGCGCCTGATCCCACGGGAACTTCATTAAAATTTCTTTTCGTATCTTTTCCCCTCTCTTCCTATTCTTATTAACATCCCAATAGGTTTGCAATCGCAACACTTCCATCACTATCCGGAGTTTTGATTCCTCCATATTGTTTTTATAGTATATGGCATTATCTAACTCCCGGGGGGTCAACTGGAAAAACTCTTCCACCGACATCCCTCCTAAATATGATAACGTCATTGCATACATCTCTCCCAGATCAGTTACTACTTCCGAACTATCGGAACCGCCTCTGCCTGCCCTCCCTCCCCCATGTTCTCCGGGAAAAACTTCGGAATAAGTCTGACGAATTCAATAAAACACTCATCCAATACCCATTCGATATCTTCCCTCTTAATATCCAGTTCTGCGCCTTCTGCCTTTGCTCCTGCAACCATTGAGTAATACAACAATGGTTCATACAAGGCAATATCTTGCACTTCCATCAAGTCCGCAATGTTTTTTTCTGTTTCTTTTTGAAACATCTTCATAGCGTAAGTACTGATGCGAACTGGATATTTCTTTCCTCCATACTTAATATATTCAATCATGATTAGATTGTTTTAAAAGTTAATTCTTAATCCTCGGGATCGTACCCTACAATAGAACTAATAAAATCCATCTTCCCGTCAACCTGAAAGACTACATCTCCTTGCATCACTTCAGAGTCAGAAAAATTAACAGGTAGCTCAGATATAAATCCTTCCCATTCTAACCCTGCTCCGTCAGGCAGTTCAATAAGGTAATAGTAATTGCCCCTTGTTTCTTCCTGAGTTTTTAAGGTGAGATACTGGTCAAATGTATATCGAATTGTTGCTGTAATTGCTCCGGCATTTAAAAGGCCTTGTAACTTTCTCACATGGAAATCGGTTGGATTTAATCCTCCAACCTCTACTACATGACGGGAAGTTCCATCCCATCCCAAAGAATCAACTTCGGTGATCTCCACATATGCTGATGTATCAGCATCCCAGTAGTACAGTTTCGCCCCTACGCCAATCGCAATGTCATTTTTTGTTACATCACTCATAATTTTACCTCCTTATTATTTCGAAATTTAAAAAAAATATAAACCTCTGATTCTCATCTCGCGTTAAGAATTGAGGATCACTTGTAGCTCTTATCATTACATATGTAGTTCCCCCTTGTTTCGTTCCTACTTTTGCATCCAAATACTCCCGTATATCATTCATCTTATTCCATCCTTCCCGATAATCATGATCCCTGCCTCGTACTTGTACAGAAGAATAGTATACTTTATTATCTTTATCCAAAGCCCGAGCCATTGAACCAGAAGTATCATACACCGTTACACAGTCGTTAGGCGTAGCCGGTTCATGAGCAACAAATAAGTTAGTCCCAAACGTTAATCCTAACGAACTGTAACCCTCAAGAATATCTTTTATATCTACGCTGGCAGCATTCATCTTATTTTCGCGTTTTCTCTAATCAAACTTAATATCTTTTGTTTATTCTCATCAATGGAAGTCCGCAAAAACCCTGCTCCACTTCCTGGTCGCTTAAATTTAGCCTCCTTATTCTCATGTACAAAAGTAGCATAATTGGCCGAAAAACCAAGGATCATCAATGGTTCCGCACTTTCCTTTGCTTCTGCTTTGTACTTTGCTTTCACAGAAGAATGCTGGGATGAAATTTCTCCAGCTTTTGGACCTTCAAACGTCCCGGATCCTTCCGCCTTGCCAGTGGTAGTGAAGAAACTATTATGAAGATTTCCCCAATCCACCGGAACTGTCGGAGTATCTAACTCACTACTTCTCCGCAATAGAATAGCAACTTCTATATACCCTTTCATAGTCTTGTCTTTAATCTTCGCAATCTCTATGTTAAGATTTGTCATCAACTCTTCCAATCCTACCCACTCTTGTTTCATAATATTACCTTCATTACATAAGTACTCTCATCGTACAAGGATGGAGTTTTTAGAAACCTTTTAATCTCCCTTGCTTTTTGAAGATTAGCTAATGGGGTGCTCTTTTCTGTAACAGATAATCCACTCAATGCTCCTAAATACAAAACCCCTTGTTCATCCATATCCTGTAAAACAAAAACCTTCGCCTTCGTCACCCACTCCGTTCCATCATCATTCTTCAAAGTCTCCTGTTCATCAATCCAGAAACAACTAACTTCAACCGGAGTAGCGTAAGTCATTTCCCCAAAACCATCATTCTGCGGACTCCCCCAGTACACTGCGGTATGAACGCATATATCCCTAATGTAATCTACAATTGTTGCCATCTTTAACCGTTTGCATATGTTGTACGATCCGGATTAATACTTCTCAACTTAGCGGCTACTTTTCCATCTCCAACCTTTGCCTGGGCATCTACCATAGTGTTTGTTGAATCAAGGAAAATTACCATCTGCCCGTATGTAGTATGTTCCAAGTATAATCCAAACTTCCCGGCATACTTTATACTTGTATCAGCTACTTTCTGATCAGATAACTGACGTTTCTGACTCATAGCAATAAGATGAGCCGTCAGCCACTTTTCAATTGCCTCGAGTAGATCATCATCGATCACAACCCCGGTAAACTTTGAAGTGACAATCAAGTTAGCATCCGTAATAAAACTGGTAACTTGAGAATCAGATAAGCTGGTTGTAATTACTACCCTCACATCTGTTACATTCGTCCGAGCCATTATATATTCCTCCTTATTATTAATTCCTCCATATCCGGCTTCTCATACATCGTACCAGGCCACAATGCTCCTCCTGGTATATACACCAGTAAACTTTCTTTCCAGTATTCACGCATCATCATTCTCCACTTTTTCAAAGGAGCTACAAAAGAGCAAATAACTAATAATCCTTCCTCTTCAAACTTCGCAGCTTTTATTGCTGCAGCCCGAAGATTTCTTTCTCTCCCTCCTTCCGAAAAATCTTGATTCCCGGTTCTCCTTCGAAACTTATCCCCATCGAGCCACGCTGTGTCAGTCTTATTAATTCCCATTCTTTCCCTTATGTATTCCCGGGCGTAGTGAGTCTTGCCGGCTCCTGCTTTTCCTGTTACAAGTATTACCATTACACTATCCTTTGTTTTTCCCGAGCTTTCCAGAGTTTCGGCTCGATGAAGTTCATTATCTCCTGTGCTTTGTATTCCAATCCTAACCAGTCAATCAACTGGTACATCTGCGTGTAATCCCCATGTATTATTCTTTCAGGCCAGATTACGTGAAGATTCAGTCCCGCCTCATACATCTGGGCGAATCTTTTCTCATGTTCCCTTATCCAATTATACCACCCTTCCTCTTCAGAAAACGCCCTCATGAATGAAGTCTTCATACAACTATCTACAATATCGGTACTTCTCCGACGCACAATCACCCACTTTGCATTTGGAAAGGCGTAATTCCATATCGGCCAAATCAAAACCATTTTCGCCCCTTTGTAAAACCAAGGTCCTTCTTTGTACCCCTGACTTTGTATAACCTCTTCCACCCGGCCACGCCAATCACTCGGTATCGGAATATGATCAGTGTCCGGAAGTGGATCTTGTCCAAGTGGATCAACCTTTATTCCTTTCAAATAAGGCTTTACTATGTTATTACGAATCCGGGAATTCTCAAACATGCCTTTCTGGTTGTTCAAGTTAGCCCCCGACATCTCCCCTCCGAATGCTCCGCAGATATTGATAATGCCAGCCACCATCGAAGTTCCACTCCGGGCGATCCCTGTGATTAATATCGGCGATTTCTCAATTACACTCATTTTCCTCGGTTTTAACGCGTTTTTTATTCAAACAATATACTTATACCACTTAACCTATTTAAGGCTCTTACAACGGCTGTAATCGCCGTGTATTTTCCATTTTCCCGTATTTCCAATACTCTTTCACCCATTTCTTAGTTACTTGATGAGGTCTGGGTCTTCCATGAAAGGAAACTATGCTAACTCCTTTCGGTACCTCTGTCCAATCCTTTGCATGTCTTCGATAACTCACTATCTCCCCAGGAGTAATCCAACGATCCGCCCAATCCCCGGCGACCAACTGCATCCACCTTCTTTCCTGGCCTCTTGTGTAATGTTCAACTCCTTTAACATCTCGTAAAAATGAATACCAAAATAATATTTCATTAGTTCGGGTAGCCCGGAATGAAATTATATCTCCATCCACTTTACTGGTATCCCGGAAAGAAGAACGGGTGCAAAATAATCCCCGGTAATTCATCAGGGTATCTAACCCTCCGGTAATTATCAAATCCAAATCCAAACACAAGACCTGATGACCAAACAATCCGGCATCTTTTGAAAACATATATAAACGGGGCAGTACTCCTGTTTTTGTATGAAGTGGAAAGTTCCGGATTTCAATATCTGAATCTAAATCCGGAATCGTTTCATTGGAAAAACAGATAAATTGAAATGGTTGATTGGCAAATCTCTTTACTCCATGATACAAGTTATTCACATATGTGGAACTTAACTCGGAAGAATCATTCCATCTATCCCCATGCCAATAAAAACAAATCACATACATGCCCCTACTTTTTTAAATGCAATTAAACCATCTATGAATTTCAATAATTTCAAATCCCTATTATTCTGCAAATACTCATCTATCGCTTTTGCAACCCCGGCAAAATTAACCGCTGGATTTTCATAGTAATCGTGGAAAAGAATCACCCCATCTTTTTTAACAAACTCTATCCATCTCAAATCTATTTTTACTCCGTTGTAACTGTGATCCCCATCAATGAACAATAAACCAATTTCAGAATCAAATAATTCCTTTGGTTTTTTATTGTTTAAAACATTGAATGAATAATCACGGATTGGATAAATGTAATCATTCATCCCGGAGTCCTTAATATTATTCAAAAACAAATCATAATCGGAATACCTCTTTACCACATGAGGGTCAATAGAAAAAACTTTGCCGGTTTTCTTTTTCTCCAATCCCTTGGCAATAGCAATCGCCGAGCGTCCATATAAACTACCTATTTCAACTGCATTGCCTTCCGTAACTCTCGCCCAATGAGTTAATTCCATCATATGTAATGCCTGCAACTCTTTATTCATAGTCTTTTAAATAATATCATACTTCCTAACAATTGATACTGCTCCATTGTGTGATGAGAGGCCTGATATTCATTTACGGCCTTAACTATCCCCGGAAACTTCGAAGTGTAATCATGCAAGGCAATGATCCCTCCTCGATAAACTACATCCACCCATTCTAAATCTTTTTTCACCCCTTCGTAAGTATGATCCCCATCAATAAAAAGCAAGCCAATCGGATGTCTGAATATCCTGTGGATAGATCGGTTCCTCAATACTTTTTCGGATGGGTTTCGAACAGGAATAATGTGATTTACAAATAAAGAATTTTCTATATTCTCCAAAAACAATTCATAATTTGACGCCTTTGAAATATGAGGATCAATAGAAAATACGCTCCCTTTGCTTCCAATAGCTAATCCGGCAGCAATCACTACCGTAGATCGGCCTAAGTAACTACCTATTTCAACAGCATTACCATCACATACACTTGCCCATCGGAACAACGCTTTCACTTGTTCATT